AATGGTGAAATGGACTTTCCATCATTGACACCTAATCAGTCACCAGAGCTAATGCAACAAATAGTAAACACAGGTAAAGTTTCACCACAGGCATATCAAAATGCTTTGGATTGGGCATTATCACGCAAGGCTAAAGGCTTGAGTCCATTTAAGGATGCAATGGAATGATTTCTAAAAGAGCAGTCTCAATACCAGTATCGTTACCTGCTCCAGTAGGCGGTTGGAACGCTAGAGATGCGTTACCAGCGATGCCACCATTAGATGCGGTGACACTAGAGAATTGGTTTCCAGCTACGACTGAGTGTGTTTTGCGTGATGGCTATTCAAAATGGTCTACTGGCATTACAGGTCAAGTAGAAACATTGATGGCTTACTCAGGCTCTACGACTGATGAATTATTTGCTATTGCGGTTGATTCTATCTATGACTGCACGGCTGGTGGTGCTGTAGGTGCAGCGGTAGTAACAGGACTCTCTAACGCAAGATGGCAATACACGAACATAGCAACACCAGGTGGGGTATTTCTATCGGCAGCCAATGGTGTAGATGCGCCATTAAGCTATGACGGCTCTGCTTGGACTAATCCCTCAATTACTGGGGTGACTGCAACAAGTTTAAATAGTCCTGTCCTTTACATGAATCGCCAATTCTTTATTGAAGAAGGCACATTAAAGGTATGGTTCTTGCCTGTTCAATCTATTGCAGGTGCAGCACAGGCGGTAGACATATCATCATTCATGTACAAAGGTGGCTACATTGTAGCGCACGGCACATGGACAATTGATGCTGGTAACGGAGTGAATGACCACTACGTCATTATGACCAACAGAGGTCAGGTGATTGTCTACCAAGGTACTGATCCAACTGATGCAACAAAATGGGCGATGGTAGGTGTTTGGGATATTGGCGCACCAATTGGCAGTAGAAGTCTGTACAAGTATGCAGGTGATATTCTTATCATCAGCGAGGATGGAATCGTACCGTTATCAGGTGCATTACAGTCATCAAGAGTACAACCCAAAGTAGCTATTACTGACAAGATTCAATATGCCGTCAGCGAGGCCATTACAAGTTATGGACAAAACTTTGGTTGGCAAGTGATGTATGTGCCGACTATTAATCAGTTATGGTTAAACGTGCCGTACAAGCAAGGTAGCGAACAACAACAGTTTGCCATGAATACGATTAACGGCTCTTGGTGTAATTACACAGGTTGGAACGCTAATTGCTTTGAGATGTACAAAGATAGGCCTTACTTTGGGGGCAATGGTTATGTTGCAAAGGCTTGGGATACTGAGGCCGATGACGGCAATAACATTAACGCATTTGCGCTACAGGCTTTCAATAACTTTAATAGTGCTGGTAAGTTAAAACGCTTCACCATGAGCAGACCGATATTACGAGTAAATGGATCACCTGCTGTCTATGCAGGTATTAATATAGACTTCTCAACGGCCAACTCTACTTTGCCATTAAGTTTTGCACCAACATCTGTAGCCATTTGGGATGCAGGTGTATGGGATTCTGCTCTCTGGGGTGGTGCATTAAGCATTCTACAAAACTGGCAAGGTCTGAACGGTGTTGGTTATTACGGTGCGCCAGTCGTTAAGGTGGCAAGTAACAGCATTGATGTCACATGGGTGGCTACTGACATCGTGATTGAAGGCGGTGGAATACTTTAGATGCTAGTCCAAGGCGAATATGTCGCTAGGTGGGTCATGGATAAGGTCGGTGCTTATACTGAGCGAATGACGGCATTAGGTTGGGAGGTTGACGGAGTTATTGTCGCTGGCACGGCATTTGAAAACTATAACGGCAATAATATGTTTGGCCACCAACGGATAGACAAAGCACCACCGAGAGAATACTGGTTTTGCGTAGCGGATTATATCTTCAGCCATTGTGGTTGTAAGCGGTTCACGGCAACTGTAGAATCGGATAATATACAAGCAATTAGATTAAATAAACACATTGGCTTTGAAACAGAGACTACTCTCAAAGATGCAGGGCGCAATGGTGACCTTATCATTATGGTTTTATGGCCTCATAACTGTAAAATGTTAAATTGGAGTAAGAAAAATGGGTAAAGCAAAAGCACCACCAGCACCTGACTATACTGGCGCAGCACAAGCTACCGCAGCAGGTAACTTAGAGGCAGCAAGAGCAACTGCGGCAGCCAACAAGGTCAACCAAGTGACTCCGTATGGCAATCTTACATACACAGAAAATCCAAATAAAGATGCTTACGGCAATACGCTCTATACGGCCACGCAGACCATGTCACCAGAGCAACAAGCTATCTATAACCAAGAGAGCAGACTTAATGAAGGCCTATTGAGTACGGCCAATACTGGTCTAAATTACGCTAATGAAATGTTGAGTAAGCCCGGTGTTGATATGAGCAAACTTACTCCCATGAAAGGCAGTACCGATCCAAGCAAGCTACCATCGTACGGCATCAATCCTGGTGAGACGTACACAGATGCAATTATGCGTAGACTGCAACCTGCTATGACCCAAGCAAGTGCCTCAGAGGAATCTCGTTTAGCTAACCAAGGCATCGGTTTAGGTTCTAGTGCTTACAAGAACGCTAAAGATATATTTAATCAAGGTCAGAATGACTTATTAACTAGCGCACAGATTCAAGGTATGAATACTGGACTGCAAGCTAACCAACAACAATATAACCAACAACTGCAAGATGCTCAGTTGGCTAACCAAGTTAATCAGCAAGGATTTACTCAAGAAGCCTATAACCAAATGCAACCGATTAATGTTATCAATGCACTTCGTACTGGCTCACAAGTACAAAACCCAAGCTATGCAAATGTACCACAACAGGCTAATACTGCTGGTGCTGACATACTAGGTGCAACCAATGCTCAATACACCAACCAACTTAATGCTGTTAATGCTAAGAACGCTGCTAGTGGCAACATGATGGGTGGATTGATGAGTATGGGTGGCACATTAGGTGGCGCAGCCATAATGGCATGATAGGTTTAGCCTTTAGTGGTGGTAAAGATTCTTGGTCTTGTTTACAGCTCTATAAGGATCAGTTAAAAGATATTACGGTCTTGTGGGTTAATACTGGAAAAAACTTCCCAGAGGCTCTACAAAGCGTTGAATTAGCAAAGGTAATATGTCCTAACTTTATTGAAATTAAAGTGGACAGCGAGGCTCAAATCAATGCTTATGGGCTACCATCAGACATAGTTCCATGTGCCAATACAATGCTTGGTGAAACTATTACTGGAAAAGTAGAACAACGAGTACAGGCTTATTTTAATTGTTGTTATGAAAACATAGCAAAGCCACTACACGCAAAAGCTAAAGAGCTTGGCATTACTCACATGATTAGCGGTAAACGTAATGATGAAGGCCATTTATCTAGTCACTCTAATGGTGAAGAAGCTGATGGAATAATTCAATTACATCCTAATGAGAACATGACCAAGCAAAATGTATTAGATTACTTAAAGTCAGTAATGGAAGTACCTAAACACTTTTATTTAGAGCATAGTTCATTAGATTGTTATGACTGCTCTGCTTACTTAAAAGATACTAAAGATATATCTGAGTGGGCTAAGATTAACCATCCATTGCTCTACAAAGAAAAAATGATTAAAGTTAATAAAGTTAAAGATATTTTAATGCAAGAAATGACATTAGGATTTGGGGATTAATATGGGAATTGCACAATACTTTTCTACATTTGGTGGACAAGACCAACTGCCACAAGATGACACCATGATGCAGTTAGAGCTAAAACGTAAGTTTGCGATGGCTGATGCGTTGAAAAATCAAGCGATGCCACAAGGTCAGATGGTCGGTGACAGATATGTAGCACCATCATGGACACAACATTTAGCCAATGCTTTAGGTAAAGTAACTGGTGCTATGCAAGAGCAGAATGCCATTAAACAGTATGGTGACTATAGGACTGCTGAAAATACACGCATGGCTGATGCCCTTAAAACATTTGGTCAAGCATTTGAACCGACTACTAAGACTGAAACTACTTATGCGCCAGGCATCGGTAAAGAATTGGCTGTTGGCGATACAGTACAAACTGCACCAAACTTTAGCCCTACAAGCAACGCTAACGAGATGGTAGCACCGACATCACCATTTGGCACTCAGAACATGACAGGCACTTCTACCACATCTGTGCCGACTACAACTACATCAACAGTACAGCCGACTGCTGGTAGCATTAATCAAGCATTTACTAACTACGCTACAGCTACAAGAAATCCTAAGTTAGCTGAACAGTTAATGATGAACAAGTTTGAGGCTTATCAAAAACGTAATGAGCCATTTAAATTGGCAGGTGATGAAACAATGTATGGCTATGATGCTAATGGTAAACAGATTGTATTAGCGACTAATCCTAAAGAGAAAAAACCATTAGAGCGGTGGTCAGAGCCATATATGCTTGGAGGTCAAGTTGTAGTTAAAAATCTTGATACAGGTAAAATTGACCAAGCTGTACATCAACCAGCGCAGACTAATAGTGTTGTAAATATGCCTAGAGTTGAAACTAGCGCACGAATTAACGCTAATGAAGATTTCACTAAGAATGTGTATAGGCCATCTCAAGATTCAGCAAAATCCAATGCTGTTGTAGCATCACGCTTAGATGCTTTAGAGAGTCTGCCAATTAATGAACAAACAGGTTGGGGAACTGAAGCTAAAGCCAAGGCAGCAGAAGTATTGGTTGGGCTTGGTTATAACAATGAAGAAGCTAAACAATTAGCATCTAATTCTCAAACATTTAGAGGTATTCAAGCTCGCCAAGTTAATGATGAGCTTAATGCTGCTAAAGGCCCACAAACTGAAGGCGATGCACAACGAGCTAAAACAACTTATGCTAGCCTAGGCAATACTCCAGAAGCCAATAAGTTTATTAATGACTTGCAACGGTCTATCATTAAACGTAAAAATGCTGAAGCTAAATACTACCGTGACAACTATGATAAGGCTCTCGGTGAAGGTGATTTATCAAAACTTGAACGTGATTGGATGTCTAGTCCACAAGCGGCAATGTCAATCTTTGATTACCCAGAAATGAAAAAATGGCAATCTAACGCATCGCAAGGCGCACCAGTAGGAGCAAAGGATTACCAGAATGCGTACGGATTAACACCTAAACCTAAAGGTACAGCAAAATGACAGATGCTAGAATTGTACAAAATGTACAAAAGATGGTTGACCAAAATGCGCCACCAGAGCATATCAATGGCTATTTAGCGAGTGAAGGATTAACTCCAGAGAAATTTAAACAGTCTGTAACCATTCCTGACCGTTCGTTATTTAAATCAGGTGGAATGGCCGTGAGGTCTGCATTGCCTAGTGCTGTAAAAGGCATTGGTGCAATGTATGAGGCAGCACTTAATCCTATAGATACTGTTCAAGGCGCATTAGATTTAGGTGCTGGTGAATTACAAAAGATTTTACCTAATGAGGTAGTTAATTATATTAATGAGCGTGATCCAGAAGGAGGCCAAAGAGCTACTGAATCTGCCAATGCTTTTAATAAAAATTTAGGTGAAGCATATGGCTCATGGAAAAATGTCAAAAACACATTGGCTACCGATCCATTTAGGTTGGCTGCTGACTTATCTGTAGCAACTGGCGGTGCTAGTTCGTTAGCCAAAACAGCTAGAGCGACTAAACTTGGCGAAACATTATCTAAGGCAAGTGGAATAGTTAACCCAGTCGCAGCCATTACTAAACCTATTGCTGTGGCGGATACATTATTATTAGGTAAAACTGCTAAAGAATTGAATGATTTAAAAACAGCAAATGCAACAATGGATGCAACTATTAAACAATCTTTAGATGCTGGGTATGTTATTCCTCGTTCTTTATATAATCCATCTGCTGTAAGCAACACATTAGAGAGTGTTGGTGGTAAAGCTGCGACTATGCAAGATGCTGCAAAACAAAACCAAGTAATTACTAATAATCTTGCTAAAAAATATTTAGGCTTACCAGAGAATATTGCTTTTAATAAGCAAGTAATAAAAGATTTAAAAATATCTAAATCTGGCCCATATAAACAAGCAGAACAGTTACCAAGTGGTGTAGTTGGACAGTCATCTGCCAAATCATTGGGAACAGGCCAAACTGTAACTAAAGATATTGTTAAAGATGGAAAAGCATTAGTTACTGAAATTAATGAAGCTAGAGAGGCTGCACAAGGTTATTGGGCTGATGCAAAAACAGGATCAAATCGTAACGAAAGTAAACGATTAGCCAAAGCTAAAGATTCAGAAGTAGCAAATCTTGAAAGCCAATTAGAAACTTTAGCTCAAATACATAATTTGCCAGATTTAGTACAAAATTTAAGACAATCAAGAGTTGATTTAGCTAAAATACATTCTATTGATAGGGCATTAAACACATCAACTGGAGATGTTGTTGCCGCTGATTTAAAAAGTCAATGGATTAAAGATGCACCATTAACAGGTGAAGCTAAAATAATAGCGGAGTTTGGTGATGGTTTTAATACATCTATATCTAGAGAAGGCTCTAAAGTGCCAAATCCAGATGTAAGCCAAGCTAAAGCCATAACATCTTTATTAGGTACTAGTAGCGGTGGTGGACTTGGTACTCTATTAGGTGGTGCGCCTGGTGCAATAATTGGTGGGTTAGCTGGAATGCTTGCTCCATTTACTATTCCACCACTTGCCAAATCATTAGCATTATCTAAATTATTACAGAAACCTAGAACATACCAACCAGGTGTCTTACAATCTTTACCTAAAGCTAATAAACTAGGTTTAAGCCTGTATCAAATGCAGAACGCACAACAAGGAGAGCAACAATGAGTAGAAACGGTAGCGGTGTCTATAATCTAGCCGCTGGAAATCCTGTCACGACAGGTACAACTATCTCATCAACGTGGGCTAATACCACGCTTACAGATATTGCATCTGCGCTTACAGCATCTATTGCCTCTGACGGTCAAACAGTTATTACTGCTAATCTTCCGATGTCTACCTATGCTCATACTGGAGTCGGTGTAGCGACAGCACGAACGATGTACGGATCGGCAGGACAGATACAAGATAGCACATTGACTTACCTAACGAATATCGCTGGTACAGATGTAATAACTGCTGTAGCACCTGTCCTAATGTCAGCCTATGCAACTGGTCAAGTATTTCATTTTATTGCTGTAGCAACGAATACAACAGCCGTCACGGTCAATATTAATGCGATAGGTGCTAAAGATATTAAACGTACCGATGGATCACCATTAAGTGCAGGTGATATTATTAATGGCGCAACAATACAAATTGTGTATGATGGAACTAATTTTCAATTTTTAAATAAGACAAATAGTGGCGGTGCAACTGGTGCTGGCGGTGATGAAGTATTTGTTGAAAATAGCTTAATTGTAACGACAAGCTACACGTTATCAACAGGCAAGTCAGCGATGAGTGTTGGCCCAGTCACCATCAATAGCGGTGTGGTAGTTACAGTACCAAGTGGCTATTCTTGGGTTATTCTTTAAGGAAACATTATGGCAACGATAATTAACGCAAGTACAAGTGCAGGGTTGGTTCAGACAGCCGACACAAGTGGCAATCTAAACTTACAATCAAACGGTTCAACCATAGTCGCTGTCACTTCAACAGG